CGTCGCCAAGGTAAAGTGCGCGTGTGGACGCCGCCGCGGCGTCAACGGCCTGTTGAAGCGTGCCAAAGTCGCGGCGGTCAAGACAATCGCGCATCTTGTCCTGCGCCGTGCGAAGAACCGCACCAGTGCCGGATTGAATAAAACCGATGGTGGTCATCCCGGCGCGTTTGGTGACGCCGCCCTGCACGACCGGCATCTCAACCGTGCTGTCCAGCGGCGAGGTTGCCAGCGGCAGTTGAGAGATTTTGACGTTAGCCATCGTCAGTAGTTCCCTGCGAAGATGTTGAACCGCTGACGGGTCGCCACAATGCTGTACGGCATGGACATGATGTCGTCAGGGTTGTTGATGCGCTTGAGGTTGCGCTTGCTGGTCATGGCGATCCGTTGCACCTGGGGCGACGGTTCGACGCCAAACTCTGGCGCCATCTCGCAAGCCAGATTGTAGCGGAACGCACGCAGATAGCCCGGCGGAAACGTCAGTTCGGTTGCCAACAGCGCAGGCTTGGTCAGTTCCTCAACAGAGATGAAGTGCCACTCCAGCGCGCGCGTCGGGCGCGGGTAGATGTACATCTCCACGTCGGGGAACGTGTTGTTGACGAAGATCACTTGCGGGAACGTAGAGGTCACGGTCTTGACCGCAATCCCGTTGTACTGCTGCTGATTGATGAATTTGATGCCGTAGCTGATGCCGGTGCTGGCGTCACGGAAGTAGGTGCTGTCGTCCAGCAACACCGGGCGGTTGCCGACAAAGTCGCCGGTCGGCCCCAGTGTGCGCGACAGCAGGCCCGCGGGCCATGTAAACACCTGATCCTGCGTGGCAAAGACCGACAGCCGTTCTGTGTTCCAGCTATCAATCATCTGGTTCATGGCGGCCAGCGCGTCTTGCGACGTTTCGGCTGACGGCGTTTCGCCTTCGGCCAGGACACCCAAAAGCCGCAGTGACCCGTTGATGATGTCGCCGGCGCTCGTCATTGGTCAGTCTTCCTGCTTTGCGCGGGGGCGTCCGCGCCGCTTTGGTGCCGCCATCTCGTTGACGATCTCATCCTCGTCATCGTCCGTCACCACAGATGACGTGACCACATCATAGCGTTCCCAGCCGTCAAATGCATCCAAAATCGCTTCGTCGTTGGAGATAGCGACCTTGGCGCCGTGCGTGGGGTGAACCATATAAATGACGGTCATAAGAAATCCTTAAAATGGGCGGCCCGAAGGCCGCCCACTTCATTAGGCGCAGTGGATCAGCGCGAAGTTGATCACGACTGCTTCCGACAGCGTGCCGCCGGAAATGTTACGCAAGCTGATGCTGACCGAACCGGCTGCCAACCCGTTTGCAAACACGTTGTACGAGCCGGGGGTAGCCTGACCACCAGAGATCGTGAGGACCACGGTGTCGTTGGCCGAGATCAGGCTGTTGTTCAGCGTGAACGTGGCGTTGGTGGCGGTGGTCAACGAAGCGTTGTTCATGGTGATGCGACCAGCCGACTTGTTCAGCGTGACCGCCGTGCTTTTGTCCGTCAACTGCGTGACGGTGCCTTGAGCCTCTGCGGTGTAGCCAAGCTGTTCGTCGGACAGAATGAACTGAGCGCCGACGATGTCTTGGTCAAGGAAGGCAACGCCGATGGATTTGGTGTTCGCCATTGTCTGTCTCCTGAAAAGGTAGCCCCGGCCCGAAGGCCGGGGCTAACCCATTAATTGACGCGATACAGCGTCCAAGCGCCAACGTCAGACTTGCGGGCGATCATGGTCGCGCCGGTCGTGACCGGAACGGTCATGGTCAGCGAACCCGTCACCGTCCAGCCGGTGCCAGCAGCGATAATCGCGGTGCCGGACGACGTGCCGAGGTTGACCACACGGAACACGAACGACGTGCCAACCTTATCCGAGTTGGACAGGGTAGCTTCCAGCAGCGCCACAGTCGGCAGCGTGTAGGTCTGCGCCGTAGTGGCACCGCTGCCAACCAGCAGAATGCCGTTCAGCACTTGGGCCGCAGTCAGAGTTGCGGTCGAAGCAACCGAGAGCGGAAGCGGGATTGCGTCGATAAGCGGTTCGTCCAGGTTGCCGTCGCCGACCTGATAACCACCGCCGCCATTGGGGAGAGACATTGTAGAATCCTTTCAAAGAAGTTGGCCCCCGGCGAACCGGGGGCCGATTTCAGGTTAGCCCCAGATGCGGCAAGCCATCTGCGGACGGATCGTGCTGTAGCCATACAGAACGTCGATGCGGCAAGGCATACGGTCGTTGTTGATGTCGTACTGACGAACGATACGCAGGCTGATGCCGTTATGCACCTGACGCGACGCCATATCGACACCCTGCGGCAGCAGAAGGTCGGCGGTGGCGAAGGTGATGGCGTCCTTGTGGTACACCAGGTTCTGCGCGTACTGGGTGTTGCCAGCGCCCACGAACACGACAGCCTGCGAAGTAGCCGGCAGCGAGTTCACAGTGGCCAGCGCGTTGGAAGCCGAGTAGATCGGGGCAACAGTGATGTTGCCTTCGCCCGAGCTACCCAACGTGACGTTGGCCAGCGCGACGAACTGGAACAGCGAACCAGTGCTTTCACGGGTCTGCGGGTTCACAGCGAAGCAGCCGTTCACGGTGAACACGTCACCAGCACGGACAGTAGCCGCGTTACCAGCGCCGGTGATGGCGATGGTGGTGGCGCCTTCAGCCGTAACAGCCGCCGAGGTCGTGCCGCCGGTGGCGTTGCGGGTGCCGGTGGTGTGCTGCTTGATCGACTGCGACATGTTGATTTCTTCGAAACCAAGCACGCCGGTGCCCATCATGCCGTTCTTGAACTGCTTGCTGATGGTGTCGGTCGGGTTGAACAGGCCCTTCATGCCTTCAACCAGGCCAGCGTTGGCAGCCGGGTTGACCGTCGCGTAGCGCGGCGACATCACGGCAGCGTTTTCGTTCAGCTTCTGCTGGGCCTGAAGCAGAACCAGAGAAGTGGCCGGAGTGGTGCCGGGGGTGCCGACCGTGTTGCCGATGGTGGCGTAGGCGTTGGCCACGTCAGCGTCGATGCTGGAGGCAAGCTGCGAGATACGCGGCTTCAGCACGCGCTCTGCGAAGTCGTCCAACTGCATGGTCAGTTCGGCGGTCGTGAAGTTCACGCCGATGTGCTTCTGGTTGGCAACGGTCAGCGTGGTGAACTGCTCGTTGTCGTCCTGCACCTGAAGGGCAGCGCCGTCCGTGACCAGAGCGCGGTCGGGCAGACGGATACGCAGGGTCGAACCGATCTTGGCGCCTTCAACAGCGAAGCTGTCGTCGTACTGACGGTTGACGTTGCGGGTGAGCACGAGGTTGTTCTCAAGGATTTCGAGAGCCTTCCGCGTGATCATGTCGATAGTAAGAATCGAGTTAGCCATGGTGGTAGTCCCAAATTAACGGTTGCGTTGTGCCTCGTACTTCTTGATCTGCCTCATCCGTTCCGCTTCGATCCATTCCGACGTACTCATCGACTTGGTCGAACGAGGGTCGGTCGTATCATACGTCGGCGCGCCAGAAGCGCGGGCTGTGACAGGTGCAATCGGTGCCGGGGCGGTTGAAGTTTTTCTAACCGGCGGGCTTGAGGCCATGCCGGCTTCAAGTTTTCCGATCTCTTTAGCCTGCAAGATGGGCGGCAGCCGGGCAATGCGATCCGCTTCCTTCGGGTTGGAACCGAGCCAATACAGGACGTCGGGGCCAATGTCGGAAGCCTGGATGCTTTGCGCCATTGTCTCCGTGACGGACAGGTTGGGGTTGTAGGCGACTTGTTCAAAGTCGTCGTACCGATCCCTCGCCGCTTCTTCACGGTCGTGGTAGTTTTCGAGCAATGCCTGTTGCTGCTTGGCGGTTTCCCGCCTTGCCAACAATTCCTCCGCTTTACGTTCGGCCAAAGCCTCTGCGTAATCTTCGTAGGTGTTGAACTGGTCGGCACTCAGATCAGAAAGCGGTGCTGCCGCTTTCTGCGCTTGAGCCATTTCCAGTCGCTGGGCTTGCTCACGCTCCCACTTACGCTGTTCCCTTGCAAGCCGCTTGCCGACGATGGCGTCCAGTTCCTCCTGGGAGAAGGTCTTGGATGCTTCCTGTTCGACAGGCGTTTCCGGCGTTGTGTTTTCTTCGGGCTGGATTGCTGCCGTAGCTTCCAGTTCCGGCGCGGAGGCATCCGCTTCGTTTGGGACATTCTCGTCCATGTATAACCCCTATGGAGTTCCCGGTGAGCCTCGCCGGTACGGTTTTACTCAGACAGAGAGATTAGCAACCTTCTGCTGAAATGCTTTGATGCGCGCGTCGAGCGCGGCGGAATCTTCGTCCAGCTTGGCGCTGCGCGCGGCCAGATCAGCGGTCAACTTGGCTTGACCGGCTTCCAGCGTTTCGCAAGCCTTCAGGCGCACAGCCAGATCAGCCTCAACGGTCTTGACTTTGTCGGCCAGCGCGGCCTCAGCGACGCTTACAGCCGCTTCGCGGTTCTTGGCGGCAGCGTTGGCAGACTTAGCGTCGCCGTTAGCTTTCACGGCGTCAGCCTTGATCGCTGCGGCTTCAGCCTTGGCTGCTTCCAATTCCTTCGCCGCGGCGTCCCGATCCGCAAGCGCCGCTTCAGCCGCCGACAGCGCGCCCTGGCGAACCGCCAGTTCGTCGCGCAGCGCAGCCATAGCGGCCAAGTCCTTGGGAAGCTGCTTGGTGAAATACGCAACGTAGTCCACGCCGGGGGTATCGCCTGAGATGTTCATGTCGCCGCCCTTACACGTAGTAGCTGATGTTGATCTTGGCAGACGCGGTCTGCTCAATGAACTTGATCTTTTTCAGATCGCCGTCATACTGAAGCGTCACGCCAGCGGCGAGAGGCATACCCACCGAAGCCGTGGGGGCGGTGCCATCATCGCGCCAACGGACACCGTTGGTTTCAGGCGTGATCAGCGCAATGGTCGGCATAGCCTTGAGGCCCGTGGAAGGGTCAACTTCCGGGATGGTCAGGCTCTGCGCGCTACTCAGCGTTGAAATTTGCTGGTAACCCATGCAGCTTGTGATTGCCTTCAGATTGATAGCCATCAAAATCTCCTGCGTTCGGTAAACGAACGGATCTCAACAAACAAATCTTGTACCGCTTCGACGATACCACGGAAAAATCCGCCGGAAAAGAAATTTCCTCCAAAAAACGGCCCCATTGTAAAACTTTCTTATTTCCGTTTGGTTTGAAATTTGACTGGATACGGGATGCCGCCAATCAAATTTTTAACTTTAGTAAACATTTTGCGTGCCGCTAAAACATTAAAAAAAAGTTGCCGGTGGCAACCGCGGCGACCGTATATGTTAAAACAATAATGCCTTGACCGCCAGTACTGCCAGCCGCACCCGCTACGGAGCCGCCCGCCCCACCTCCGTAAAGCGCGCCTGATCCGCTTAAACTGCCGGTGGTGGTTCCACCTCCACCGCCCCCGCCCGGCCCCGCCAAGGCGCTATCTGATGTTTGCGTCCAGACCGCACTATTGCCGCCGTTCGCGCCGTTTCTAAAACTAGCGTTATTACCAAAACCAGCCCCACCACCGCCGCCGGTTCCTGCCGTGCCTGCAACGGACGCCGTTGAAGCCGTAGCGCCTGCGCCCCCACCTGTGCCGCCCGCGCCATTTGCGCCAGAGCCGCCCGCAGTCGATGTACCAGAGCCGCCCGTAACTCCAGCGCCAGATAGGCCTGCACCAGAGCCGCCGCCGCCGCCGCCTGTTGATGCAGTGGCAGATGGGACGCCGCCAGTGCCGCCAGCGCCCCCCGGCCCTGCGGCCCCGCCGCCGCCGGTTCCCATTGCTGTCCCACCAATTGCGCCGCCAGTTCCGCCTGAAAACTTAGTAGAACCAATGCTGGTTAACGCCGCGCCTCCCGCGCCCGGCGTCGTAAGAATACCGACCGATCCGCCCTTGGCAAGCGCACCCTGAGATGTAACTGTAGGTGCGATATTGATAACGTTATTAAGCCATGTATCCCCGCCACTGGATGATGTAGCGCCGCCTGCGCCCACGACGTACCAAATTGACTGGTTTGCTACGATTGTAGCGTCTGCGTCTGTAATTTTGGCGTATGCGCCGCCGCCCGAACCGGCGCGGTTGAGGTTCCCGCCGCCGCCTCCACCAATAACCTCAACAGACCACGGAGCAGACCAATCCGATGGAATTGAACCTGAGCCGCTGGCGGTAAGAAAGACTGTTTTAGTCGCCACTATTAGCCCTCAGCATCAGGCAAAGGTGGGGATGGATTGACGAACGTAGAACCGTTCCAAATCCAGCCTATATCGCACGGCTCCCCGCTGGCAATCTCTATAAGCTCGCATCCGATTTGCGGCTCATTTGACGGCTGCGCCACAATAATGTTGATGACAAGGCCATCATTAAGCTGAACAACGGCACAGCGCGCTTCGACGTATTGAACCATTTACGCCTCCAGCGACAAGGCAATGATGTCCCACCGGGACGCCGCCGAGTTGTAAATGCAACCGAAATACACGGTTTTGTTCGCTGTCGTGGTGTATGTAAAGTTGCTGCCAGAAACGGTTAGTGTCACACCCACCGGGCGAAACGCCTTGCTTGCGCCGCCCGTAAACGTAATTACGCGAGGCGTACCGTTGTCGAGAATGCGAAAGATGGACTTTTGGCCGTCTGTCGGCGTACCCGCGTCAGCACTAATGGTAAACGCCGTGGACTGCGCTGTCGCAGCGTATTGGTCAAAATTGTCGCTGTTCCACGCTAAAGGCGACGTTATGGAAGCTGTGCTGCTGACGCGCGGCGTATAACGCTTGTTGGTCAGCGTCTGAGTGTCGGTCGTGCCGACGATGGCGCCGCTGGGGGCCGTCACCGTAGTGAACGCGGAAGTGCCGTTGCCGATTACAACGCCCGTAAGGGTCGTCGCGCCTGTGCCGCCGTTGCCCACGGGCAGAGTGCCGGAAACTTGCGTCGTTAATGAAACACCGGAGAGCGCGCCCCCTAGTGTTAAACTGCCGGAAGACGTGACAGTTCCAGTCAGCGTAATGCCGTTGACCGTGCCAGTGCCGCTAACCGACGTGACGGTGCCTAAACCGCTGACGCCGCTAATCGACCCGCCGGTAATCGACACATTGTTGCTGTTTTGCTCCGCCATTGAGCCAAAGCCACTTAGCGTATGGTTAGCATCCCAAGCTACAGCGCCTGTGGCACTAAAAGTGCCATCAGCCGGAGTGGAATGGTTTACTGTGACAGGCATTTAGCAGCCTTACGCCAGAAATTTCAATTTATACAGCGTGGAGTAGTACAGCCCGAAAATCTCGTCGATAATGTTCTGGAGCGGGGTGCAATCCTTATCGACCACCTTATAGCGCATTTGGTCAAGGTCTTCCAGTTGCCCTTCGAGGAACTCGACCACGTTGTTGGTCTTTTTGGCCGACATCAGCGAGATCGGCCCGATCAGGCCGTACTTGCCCTGATAGGCTTCGGCAAACGTGTCTGCCAAGTCGATGATGCCGTCGTAGAACTTACCCAACGCCTTGTGCTTGGCGTAACTGCGCGTGTTCAGGTGGGCGGAATGTGTCACATCCCGCGCCAAGAACAGCATCCCGATGAAATCCGCGCAACTCATCACATCATTCCTTCAGGCGGCATTTCGGGCTGCATTTCGCCCATCTCAGGCGGCATTTCCGGCTGCATCTCTGGCTGTTCCATGTCGGGCATCTCGCGCATCTGCGGCGCGCCGCCGATCAGGTCGCCGGTGTCCAGCGCCGCGGCGATGGTGCCCATGACGATGTCCTGAATCTGTTCCGGTGTCATGCTCTGCTGCATGGCGGTGATCCGCTTCGTCTCGGCATCGTAGGCGTCCACCTGGGCCTTGTATTCCTTGATGTCCACCTCGCGCTGGGCGACGCTGTCTTGCACGTTGGCAATGATGTCCGTCATGCGGTTCAGTTCTTGCGTCATAGCTTCCAGTTGCTGCTGGGCGGCCATCATCTCAGGCGACTGATCGCCTTCCGACAGAACCTTCGGGTCAAGAATCTTCTTGAACCGCGCTGCCATCTCCTGCGCGCCCGGCCAATCCATGTTCTTGATGAACAGATCGCCTGCCACAGTCCAAAGTTGCGGGTTGGATTGCAGGATCATCGACATGGCGTCCAAGGCTTCCTGACGCTTGGTCATGTAGCCTGGGCCGGTCGTGACCATCACGTCGTAGGTGCCGACGCTGGGGTTGTAGACCTTTTCGATCA